CAAGCCATGACTACAAAAACCCACCTTGAGACGCTGTTCCTGAATCTTGCATCTGAAGGCTACAAGAAGCCTACACTGCGGGCAGATGGTTTCATCTTTAAGCTCGCTCCTGTTCATGGATCTAATCCGGGAGCAGTCTATGTAACTCGCGAGTCTGATGGTGAATATCTTGGTAAGATACATCATGGCAAACTAAAGATTGGAACTGCTTATAAAGCTCACGAAGTGGCAATAGAACATGTAGCTATGCATCCTATGGATGCAGCCTTACGGTATGGACACAAGACTGGCAACTGTGCAATCTGTGGCAGGCACCTTGATAACGCAGAGTCTGTTGCTGCTGGCATTGGGCCTATATGCGCTGAGAAGTTTGGATTCCTTGACTTGATAGATCAGCGCAAAGCAGAAGAAGCTGATATTGATTGGAGCATACTATGAGCATTCATCGTAGTGATCCTGTTCGTACACCTCCTCCACTAGCAGGACTGTGGAGTCAAAGCTCCCAATCTTGTGACTTCTGTGGCAACCATGTTACGATTGCAGACTTGTACGCAGTCAAGACAACTGTCTACATTCATGCGCGCTATGCTTGCATAGCCTGCGTGACGCAACGTAAACTTAAACTCGGTAAGATTTCTCAACAGCGCTATCTGCGCAACATCACTGAAAGGCAAGCATCATGATCTCTATTTCTGTATCTGAATCCGATAACATCGGACTGAGTACCCTTGTTAGTTACGTACGTGGCATGCTTGAGTGTAGCAGCAATCCGACCGGAACTGCAATCATAACTGTATGCTGTAAGGACAATACGGAAGCATTAACAATCTATCTGGACAAACCAGAAGGTGGGATAATCAAAGAAAGCTACGAAATATACAAGCCACAAGCTAAGAGCTAAACAATAATAGCCGCAGGGGGTTGACACGCCCCCATGCACCATGTATAGTTCATATCACTGGGACGCAGCACCAGCCAATCGCTGCTATCAACCCGCAACACTGTTGCAAACAACTGGAGTTTCAAATGCCTATCGCAAAGACCTATCGCTTTAATTTCAAGAGCCGCGCAATCAAGGATGAAAACGGCAAAGAGATTGCTCGCACCAAGAAGCAACCTTCTGTTGAAGTCGATCTGCCTATCCTGTCTGCTGATGAGATCGTTGAGCTGCTCATGGCTGGCGGCAAAGAAGCTGATCTGATTGTCACTGCCGCTGCTGACATTATCTACGGCGCTGCTCGCCAACAGTTTGATGAAGTCATCGAATCGTTTGGTGACGATCAAGAGAAGGAAGTCAATGCTTCTATGCTTGATTATGACAAGCTCACTCTGAGCTATGTTGCAAGCATCCCGCCGTCGCAGCGTGGTACCACTGCCCTGACTGAAGAAGATTGGACTGTTTTCTTCGAGGACTATCTGGCTGTCATGGTTGCTGCTACTGGCAAAGAAGAAGCCCGTATCAAAAACCACATCAACCTGTTCAAGAAGCCTGCCAAGGCTAAGGCCAACCGTGAAGTGCTGCTGGTTCTGATTGACCAGCTGGACATTTACCTGGCAAGCTCTGCCAATCTGGAAGATACTGCTGCATGTGCTGCTCGTATCCGTGGCAAGTTCGCCAAGTGGGCAGAAGAGCCGGAGAAGGCAGTCGATCTGTCTGTTCTGTAATCTTTGATTGCCGAGAGAATTGGGGCCAAGTGGCCCCTTTTCTTTTGTCTGTAGTTTTGTAATAGACTATAAACAAAAGAAAGGAAACAGCATGCTTGAATACCAACGTGAACTTATAGCTTTATACTCTCCTGCGCTTCGTGCGCTATTTCGCATGGCATAATCATGTCTCAATACGACAGTGTGTGGCATACAATTAAGCATGTTGGCAGTGCAACAGTCACTGTCAGCAAGGCCCATGCTCGCACTGTTGAAGATGGAGTAAAGAGAGTCAAGACAGCAGAAAACACTGCGCGTACTAGAGTAGGACTTGTTGGCTGGTCTAAGCTAGTCATTACAAGACAAGACATATCTGCTACTCATGTACGAATCACATTCTCCTTGCTATATAGGACTGATCTGTGACACCATTAAATCTATTCATCAAGCCCCTGACTGTGGAGTTGGCAGCAAGAACGCTACTAGCTCACAACAGCAGGGGCATTGCTTTGTACCTTACAACGGGCAAGAGTCCATTTGCACTGTCTTTCATTCTTGGACTATCCACAAAGGTACAATGGTACAAGCCAGTCCTGACTGGTAACGACGTGGATACATTGCATGCTAACAAGATCTTAGGACTGGCAACAAGTCTGTGGAGTCACGGACTCAACAAACTGGATCTTAACATGCTTCACTTGCGACTGGCATCAATGCCAGAATCAGCACAGATGAATTGCATGAATAACGTATTACGATTTCTCAACCGCGCTCGCTTTGTGAGCAACAAACTTGAAAGGTGCAACCTTATGCAAATGACTGACGCAATTCCCAAAGATGTAATGATGAGACTTCAAACCTCATTGGCTAGCTTGGAGACTTCTCTGCTGGACAAAGATCCCATGCTATCTCAACATCTTCGCAACACTCATAGTATTCTAATCAGCTATCCTGAATCTGTGCACCTGCTGGATGACAATGAGATTGCACGCATCATTGATGCAGCAGAGATTCACACCAAGACTGAAATAGTCAAGGCCGCTGCTGCGGGCAAAGGTGCAACACGCAAGAAAGTTACGGCAGACGATCTATGATACAAAATCCATTTAAAGTTCCAACTCAACTTGAGCGTTCAAAGCAACAGCTTCAGGCTGCACAACAGCAATATCAACATCACAAATCCCAAGAATCCTACCACAAGCACATGGCTGCATACTATGCAGAGCAGGCAGAATTCTATAACTCCTTGTTAGGGGCGAATCATGCGACCAAATAGCTCACGAAACATCTGGGACGAAGATGTTGCAAAGCGTGAATGGGCCCGTGAACAAGATAGGAAAGAAGTAGCCCGCGAAAAGGAATACAGTAAAAACCGCAAAGAAGCCCTAAGTCTTACACAGTCTGAACTAGCAAAGCGTCCAGATTTGTGGCATGCAATGCCAGTATATGGCCGGAAGTAAACATGATAACCTCTGAACAATTTGATGCAATACTCGATACTCCAATCAACACTACAAACAACAATGCAAGTGCCGTACTGAAAACAAACTACGATAAACTATCAAGTCATGCGAATCTCACAACGTATTCTACTTCTGACATCTTCCATTCCTGTCCACGAAAGTTTGCAATTAAGAAACTCCAGGCTGCTACTGGAAAGGCAGAAAGAGTTAACAGTCCTACCTTCGCGTTCGGTCATGCAGTTGGTGCTGGCATTGCCACTTACGATCAGACGCAGGATCTTCGGCAAGCTATTTGGGAAGCCATTAAGGCGTGGGATATTGATCTATTTGACGAAGAACGTAAGCCCAAGCGCAAAAATGGTAAGAGTTTCTGGGAAGCAATTTGGGCGCTTTACGCATACGAACAATTCTACAATGATAGTGACTTGCATAATTATGATTGCATAAAGGTTGAGGCCACCGTCGCAATTGACTTTGAAGATGGACACTTCTACTCTGGACATATTGATGAAGTCCTGCGACACAAAGTGACTGGCCGCTATCGCGTCAAAGAAAACAAGACTACTGGCTTTGCCAACGTAGATCCTGCCATCTATGCGAACAGTGATCAGGCACTCAGCTATGCAATCGTCATTGATATGCTAGGCGGTGCAGACTATGACGTAATGTATGCAGTATATAGCAGCACTGAACAGACATGGACACAGTTTGATTTTGTCAAACATGCATACCAAAAAGCTGCTTGGATTCAAGATCAATTACTACTGCACAGACAGATAGATGACTACGCAGAACTCAAGTTCTTTCCCAAGCGTGGACGCAGTTGCTATAACTTCATGCGCCGCTGCGATCAGTTTGATATGTGTAGCACATCATTCCAGCATCGCTTTCAGATGGACTATGTAGATCTTCCACGCATCACAAGCATTGCTGACATTTCCAAGATTGAAGCTGTAGACTTTGCAACCACCCTGACAGAGATTGTCAATCGCCAAAAGGAGAAACTCAATGAATCTATCTGAATATGTGTCCAACAGCCGTACCAAAGTTCTTGTCTATGGAGCACCAAAGACAGGCAAGACTGCACTTGTTGGCAAGCTCGCTGCTGCGGGCTTTAAGCTCCACTGGCTTGACCTTGAGAATGGTATCAAGACACTTCTTAACCCTGCCATTCTTCCTATCTCTGCACGTACCAATGTCAATGTCATCTCTGTTCCAGACCATCGTCTCTATCCTGTCGCTATTGATACTGTGCGGGATATTCTACGTGGCGGTAACAAGCGTATCTGCAACTCCCACGGAAAAGTATCTTGTCCACTGTGTCTCAAAGATGGCAGCGCAACATGGAGCGAAGTAAACATCCTTGATCTTGGCCCTAAAGACATTCTCGTAATTGACAGTTTGTCTCAGCTTGCCAACAGTGCAATGAACAAGGGCATCATCAAAGAGCTTCAGAAGCCTGGCGGTGAAGAATATAAAAAGACATTCACTGATTACGCAGTTCAAGGTAGTTTGATGGAGCAGATCTTAAGTGCTATCCAAGTGCTTGACGTCAACATCTGCTGCATCAGTCATGAGATGGAATCAGAATCTCTGGAAGGTCGTGAGAAGATTGTGCCTGTTGCTGGCACTCGCAACTTCTCTCTAACAAGTGCAAAATACTTTGACAGTGTAGTGCATTGCGCCATCACTAACAAGCAACATAGAGCCTATGCCTCTACTACCTACAGTCCTACGATTGTCACTGGCTCAAGGCTGCCTCTTGCGCTGGATGACAACAAGACTGGCGAGCTGGAACTAACAGCTATTTTCAACCCCACTTGACAATGGAGCAAAACCATGGCAGACTCTAGTCTCAACACTTCGGCACTGGACGTACAGATTGGTGGCAGCCACTATGCTGCTAAGTCAATTCAACCAGTCCAATACATCCATGCCAATGACATTGGATTCTTTGAAGGTAACGTAATCAAATACGTCACTCGTTGGAAAGACAAGGGCGGACTTGAAGATCTCCGCAAAGCCAAACACTACATTGAATTGTTGCTTGAGCTTGAAGATCGTGCCGTTCTGGAACTCAAAGCCTGATTGAAAACATCCACTGGCATACTGGATAATGTATGCTAACATCAACTTAACTCTCTAAACTGAAAGACCATATCATGTCTAACAAAGCATTTGCCGATCTCGACTCCCTGATGGACGCATCCATGGACGATATTGATGATCTGCCGCCTGTTGGCGTTCCTCCCACTGGCCATTACAATCTGCTTATCACTGCAAGCCGTGAAGCTTCGCAAGCTGGCTCTGAATACATCAAGTTCAGCTATGAAGTGGAAGCTGTGAATGAGGTCAAGGACGCTGCTGAAGAATCTCAGGCCGCTGTTGGTATGAAGTTCACGCAGATGTTCTCGCCATTCAAGAAGGATGGCACCGTTAACGAGTACGGCCTGGGCTTTCTGAAAGAAGCATGTGCTCCGTTTGCTGCTCACTTTGGTACGCAGAAGATGGGTGACACCATTGCACAGATTGACAAGATCAGCGTTGCTGCTAGTCTTGCTCGTCGCAAGGATAAGAAAGACCCGGATCGCTGGAACTTCTCCATCAAGGATGTGGTTGTTCTGTGATGGACTTCTCAACTGCACTTATCCACCTTAAAAACGGGCACAAAGTAGCCCGCAGAGGATGGAATGGTAAGGGGCTGTGGCTGGAGTTGCAACTTCCTGACGCGCACAGTAAAATGACTCTGCCATACGTATTCATGAGTTACCCTAACGATAGCGTGAATACGCCAGGTGCTCGTGTACCTTGGCTATGCTCTCAAACAGATATGC